GAGGTTTTAGTTGTCTTATTCCAAAACCAACAATTAGTCCTACAATTACAGTAGCAATACCTACAAGAATAGCGTTAGTTAAAATTTTAACTACAGACATTTTTATATTATAAAATATAAAAATAAATTTTATTCTATATAATAAATGACTTGTTTTTGGGACAGTATCAACAACGCTTTAAGACTTAATTTACACTCTAGATCTCTAGTCGCTCTATTAAAGATTAATAATATAATGACTAAAAATGTATTATGGAATGGAAACCCTCTTACTGAAAAACAAATGGAAGAAAATTATGAAAGAATACAAAACTTAAGTATAGACTCTATTTTTTCTGGTTATGATTGTTCTACATTTGATCCTGTATTATTTCTAGTTTCGGAATTATATAGAGTTGATATTAAACATACATTTAACGATACTCTTATATATTATAAATACAAAAATAGTGATCCATTATTATGTAATAGGACTCTATATTTTAATTCGGATAGAGGACATTTTTGGGGGACAGGATAATATTAGATATTTAAAAGAGTAGTTTAAATATCTAAAAATGTCGGAAAAATATTGTGAAGAATTGGTAAAAATGAAAGAATACCTGGAAAAATATATGTATCAAAATCAAGAAAAGACCGGAGCGATTTCAAATAGTATTCATAATATGAATATATCTTTTATACATCATAGCTATTTTGAACTATTAAAAGAGGAAGAAAATAAATGTGTTTTAAATAAAAATGTAATTTAAAGCATAAAGATATAATATAAAATGAGCGCAAAAGGAAAGATTACACTAAAGAAGAACAAGGATATTGATAGAATCTGGCACCCAGAATCTACTCTTATTTTTAAGAGTGCCGCAGAGAAAGTTGTAGTTGGCAGATATGATAACGAAGAAATTATTCCTCTTGATGATGAATGTATATCTCTATGTGAAGAATGGGGTTTTAAATATGATACAGATTTGGTAGAGAAAGAAGAACAGGAGGAAGACAAAGAAGATGAGGAGGAAAAAGAAGAGGAAGAGAAACCTGCTCTAAAATCCATAGAGAAAATTAAAGAAGCTATTAAACAAGTTGTTCCTGCGGTAGAACCCGAAAAATCTGCTTCCGGTAGAACTATTATAAAAACGCACCATCCTGCTACTTATGTAGGTGATATTATTAATTTGCCTAACCCAGTCCCGACAATGATTGATGATTTTGTTCGTAATATTGCTGTAATAAAGCATGCTACTTCCGAAATTGAAGCTATTGTTGCTTTAATGGCTGATAGATCAACATCACTATATGAAAAGTATGAAGAATCTCAACGCAACGAGGAAATTCTTCGTGCTAAACTAAACAAATTAAAATCAATGTTTGAATAAAAAATAAAAAATAAATTATAAAATAAATTATAAAATAATATATTATTTTATAATAAAAAATGGATAATAAAAGTAAAAATACTATTTTTATGATTATCTTAATTGCTATTGGTGTTGGATTATTTATTATGGTTAGTACTATAGAAATGAATCTAGATAACGCTTCAAAATCTATTACATTTAGAAGTGCTATAAAATCAATATGGATTATAGCAACAGCATTTATAATTATACCAATTAGCTTTTTTATATGTAGATCAACATGTTCTGGAACACTAAGTTCATACCAAAAGATACAGAATAATCTTGATAACTTATATCTAGTTTTTCTAGGACTTATGGGCGTGTCTTTAATAACTTCTGGAGTTCTTATTAAAAATGAACTTGACTTAAATAATAATTCAATTCTAGGTTCTGTTTGGGGTATAATAGGATTAGGTATCGCTTCTTGTTTAATACCTTTTGGATTTTTAGTTGTTTCAGTTATTAGTTCAATGAAAAGAAAAAAGTCATTACAAACAACAGAAGATGATATACAAGAACAAGTTTTATTAAAACCAGATGATATACAAGAACAAGTTTTATTAAAACCAGATGATATACAAGAACAAGTTTTATTAAAACCAGAAGATATACAAGAACAAGTTTTATTAAAACCAGGGGATATAACACAATTTTTATTAAAACCAGGAGATATAAAATAATAACTTATACAATAAATGGTTTATATTTAAACATTTTTAATAAAAGACATAAAATAAATAAAATTTAATTTTATATTATTTATAATAAATGATTATAAATAACACGTTTATATTTACCTTTTTATTTTTAATAGGTTTATTTTTGTTTAGCATGATTACTTGGTTAGAATATAATTTACCTACAAACTTTATATTAAGTAATAGTTTTTGGTTATCTTTAAGAATATTATTGGTACTATCTACTATATTTATTATTTTACCCATAAGTTTTCTATTATGTAATAAGTCTTGTAATTATGGATTATTATCTTCAAAATTAACACCTGAGTTTAAAAGCAATATTTATTTGTTAATGATAATGATTATTGGGATAATTATCATAGTTTGTGGAACTATAATAAAGGCTGAAATAGATACTGATATTAATGAGCCAGCATGGGGTATAATAGGTATGGGAATTTCTTTATTATTATTATCTATATCTCTTATAGCATGGAAATATTATAAGAACATTTTTGGTAAAGAAGCTAAAAGACTAGAAGCAGAATATAACGCTAGACAAAAAGCAGCTTCTGAAAATTCAACAAAATTATTTTTAGAACAACAAAACCAAAGAAGAAAAAATGCTGAAAAGAAGAAAATAGAAATGCAAAGAAGAGAATTAGCAGAAATGCAAAAGACAGCAAAAAATATAGAAAGTAAAAGACAAAAAGAACAAGAAATAGAGAGACAACAACAATTGATAGCAAAGCAGACAAAAAAGGCACAACAAGAGGTAGATATTGCTAATGCTGAATTACGTAAATATAGAGCTGAAGAAGAGGCAATAAAAATAAGAAAGGAACTAGAAAAACAGGAGTTTCAAGATTTACGTTCAAAAGAAGAACAAAACCAATTTCTTAAAAGAAAAGCCGCTTTAGATAGTCTTGACCGTTTAGAACAACAAAACCAAAGAAGAAAAAATCCTTATTCTAATGTAAAAGCTACGAAATTAAAACTCAAGACACCAACCCGTATTTTATAGATATTTACATTAAATTATAAAATATATCATCTATTCTTTATTACTTTCAAGAAATTCTCTAAAATAGATCGTAAAAGTATTTAATTATATTAATAATAAGTAAGTTTCATAATCTTTTTATACTTTTAAAGTATAAAAAATCATTAAAATATTAATTCATCAAGGTTGTCTTTTGTTCTATCATAAGAATAAACAAAATTATCTCCATTCATAACAAGTTTAATTGGTCTTTTAGTATATGTTTTCCAAAGAAATATAAATAATATCATTAAGCTTAAAACTATTAAACTTATGATTATTATTATTTTTGGATCTTTAAAATTTACACGTTCTCCACTCTTCATTCCTCTAATATATATTATAGACACTATAGATACTATAAACGGAATAATTAATACCATTGCTGCTGAAAGACGGTCTTCAAAACTTTTATATGGATTTAAAAGGTTTATTATAAATAAAGAAATCAAAGTCGCCGACAAACCTATAATTGTATTCTTAAAAAATACAACTTTATCATTTACAAGATATGCTACAATCATAAGATATAAACATATTGATAAAAATAGACTAAAATATACGATCATTTATTATAATAAAATATATTAAATTTATTTATCATTTCCATTAAAATACCTCCATAATACACTAAATAATATACCTTGAATACCATTTGTAGCTAATCTTATAGGCAATCCTCTTCCAAGTAAATCACGAACACCATTTTTCTGAATTATATCCTTTGTAACTGTAATATAACTAACTGGTGTAGAATAAGATTGTTTAATAGTCTTTACAACTCTTAATGAATTGCTTAACGAATCCGATACTATACTTGCTGTAAATCCAATAACAGCATTTCTAGTCAAATTCTTTACCTTATCATCATATTTTGATAAATAATTATCTAAATAATTATATGTTGCAAACCATGGATAATGTCCTACCATTGTAGCACTAGCTGTTGCTAGAGATCCATGAAACAATACAGGTATTCCTCCAACCTTCAACTTACTCATTAATATATTTAGTCCATTCTTGCCTTCTACTTGCATTAATGTTTTTGTAGTATCAATAGGCATAAGTAATATTCTAAATAATCCAGCTGTTACAGAAGCAAAACCAGTTTGAATAAATATTGGCATACTATTTAGTGTAGAATTATTCTTACACAACGATAAAGCAAATGTATTACTAAAAGTATCTCCAAATCTTGATAAAGGACCTTGTAATAAGGCAGGACCAACTCCTTTATAAAAACGTGTTATACCACCTTGCTTATATAGACTAGATATAGTATTAGCGATAGTTCCACCGTATCTATATTGATGATTCATAATGGTTCTCATCCACATTAGACTACCTACTTGTATAGTCATAGCACCAGCTCCACTCATACCACTCTTTACAGATTTATTTAATACTTCTTCAACATTCATATTTATTACAAAATGTATTATTTTAAATATAGTATTTTATAATCTTATTTGATTATAAAAATTAAATTATTCTTTCTTATTTTCAAGGCGTTCTTCAATTAAGTCATAACAGTCCTTAATTATATTGATAAATTCATAATAACTAGGTTTCATAATTTCTTCACACATTGCGCTTAAGATAATCTTACCAGAATGAAAGACTAGAAACGTATTAAATCTCTCCTTCTTTTCTTTCTTTTCTCTTTCCCGTTCTGGTAATTGTTCTAAGTATTTTTCATAAGATACAACACTTTCAACCCATTTTTCATCTTTAAATTCTCTTTGTTTTATTTTAATAGTATTCATATCTGCTGTAACAGGCATTTTTATATTAACACCTGTGTAACCAAAACTTGTTTCTAGTAATGAATGATAGTCTGTTTTCTCATTAAAATATTTATCAAGTCTCTCTCTATTTATTAAAAATCCTATAGAAAAATCTATATTTCTCATAGCTGGTATAAACATTACACGTAAATGAGGGCCATTCATTGTATAAATTTCCTTATTGTCTTTGATATAGTTCCAAACATAATCTATACATTTTTCAGCATGAGAGTCATCTTTGCAACCAGTCATTTGAATTCTTCCATTTTTACTCATTTTAAAATTGATTCTTTTATTTTCAGGCATTGTCATCACTACTGTTACTGAATTTCTAAAAAAGTTGCCTCGGTTCTTACCCTTGCTCCTCTTCTTCTTTTTTAAATCTACACCTCGCACTTTTCCTTCGTAATCTAGAGTTATAATAGAACCTGGTGGTATATTCTTATTTGGATCAACTAATACAATCTTCTTCTTACGCCCTCTCTTCTTTGGCACTATCTCATAGCTAGTTATTGGAATACTCTCATAAAACTTTACTATATTAATATCTAAATTAGTCATAGCAATAAACGTCTTTGTTGATACTTTTATATCCTCAAAAACTGGAAATTTGATAGCTGCTTTATTTACATCTTGTATCGTTGTCATTTTTATTTAAATGATCTTATTCTTTAAATTCATTTTTTATTTTAGAATGATATAAATTTTATATTTTTATAATATAAAATAAATGAGTGTAAAAATTGGTGAAAAAGATTATCCAATTGATACAACTACTGTATTAGAACTAGATGAGGATGATGATTATGAAATGCTTCCTGAGAATATAGGAGATCTCAAAAATTTAGAAGAAATTATAATATCTTCTGGATATTCTATACAGGTAATTCCTGATAGTATTGGGAGTCTTATTAAACTAAGAATACTTTCAATAGAACGTGGAAAATATACAACACTTCCTGATAGTATAGGTCTTCTCCAAAATTTAGAACACATTGATCTAGGCTACAATCATTTAACATCACTTCCTGAATCTATAGGAAATCTCACAAATTTATTATCAATGCAGTTTAAGAATACTAAACTAACGACACTTCCAGATAGTATAGGTCGTCTCGAAAAATTACAAGATCTTCATCTGTATATGAATAACTTTACATCACTTCCTGATTCTATAGGAAATCTCCAAAATTTGAGATCTATAAGTTTTAATAACAATCAACTTACATCACTTCCGGAATCTATAGGAAACCTCCAAAATTTGAAACGTATAACTTTATACAATAATAAATTTACATCACTTCCTGAATCTATAGGTCGTCTAGAAAATTTAGAAGATATTGTATTATACAATAATAAGCTCACTTCACTTCCTGAATCTATAGGTCGTCTCGTAAAAATGGAAGGTACTTTAAATTTAAATGATAATCAACTTACAACTCTTCCTGATAGTATAGGTAGTCTAGTAAATTTAACAATATTACGTATATATAAGAATAAATTAATAACAATACCAGATACTATAGGCAATATTGAAGCACTAAAAGAATTACATATAGGTGATAATAACCTTACAACTCTACCTGAATCTATAGGTAATCTCCAAAAATTACACGCTTTATATTTAAACGATAATCAGCTTACATCACTTCCTGATAGTATAGGTAATCTCCAAAAATTACACACTTTAGATTTAAACGATAATCAGCTTACATCACTTCCTGATAGTATAGGTGGTCTCCAAGAGTTAAAGATTTTAGATTTATACAATAATCAGCTTACATCACTTCCTGATACTATAGGTGATCTCAAAGAATTAAATACTTTAAATCTAGATAATAATAAACTTAATATATTTCCTGCTATAGGTAATCTTACAAAATTAGAAAAGGTATTTTTACGTAATAATCAACTTACCACAATTATAAAATTGCCTAATCTTGCAACCACAATTAGGGAGTTCAGAACAGCAAATAATCCTTTTACTGACCCTGAATTTATTGGTAAGAATGAACAAGAAATATTTGATATGTTATTTGTAGAAGAATTCATAGCTCATGATAGAATTATAATGGAGCGATTTATAGGCCCTGATTTTACATTTGAAATTGACGCCCCATATCATATACAGATGTCCCAAGATTTTGTTAAACAAACTCAATATAGACCACTAGATATACAAAATAGTCCTGAGTTAAAATTACTGTTATCATTAGAGCCAAAACCTCATGTTGTATATGCTTGTCCTGACGGACATTTACACACTGTTGGAGATTGCGGGATACCAATAGAAATTACCCGTTGTGATACAAATGGTTGTAAATTATATGTAGGAGGTCTTCGTCATATGTTAGTTCCAGGAAGTTATATTGTATATCATGATAAATATTACCAATCAATTGTATGGTATGGAAGTTTTCCAGTTCAAAGTTATAGTGTATATAAAAGACTTGTGGAACAAGCTAATAAAGCAAGAAGTGAAATGGATCCGCCTGAACCTGAAATAATTTTACAATCACGACCACCAGAAGAAATTGGTATGATAGCACGTCCTCTAGAAGGTGATGATGTTCTTCCTGATATGTATTTACACGGACATGTTGAATGCAAAATATGTTATGAAGATATAATACTTGGAGAAGATAATCTCTATATATTACCATCATGTGGTCATTTAGTACATAAAAACGATCTTGAAAATTATAGACAAGGCGATTTAAATAACATTTTTGAGTATCAAGATGGAAATGTTATAGAAGATTCTAACATGGCTATGAGAAAATGCCCTGAATGCACTAAACAATTCGCTTTTGGAAATTCTAAAAATAAAAGTAAATCTAGAAGTAAATCTAAAAAATGTGATAAGGCTTATACAAATAGATTACTTTCTATATTTGATTTTATACAGAATAATAGTGAATTATCAGCTTTTAACAATCTTGTTGTAAATTATTGTTTATTTGCATACAAAATTAATTTTAAAGATGGTTTAATGTCAGTTAATATTGTTAAAAATTCACTAGAAAACTTTTATAAATATATTAATATCATTCCTAAAGATCTTCTAGTCAATAATTGCAGTCTATATAAAGGAATAGATTTACCTCCTTTTGACGTTGGTTCTCGATTCTTCTTGCCATTACCTCTTTCAACCGCTCAAGATAAATCTATAGTAAAACAATTTGCCAGACCCATAGATAATATAATTACTATATTAAAAATAAATATTGACGAAAATATCAAATATTTTCCTACAACAAATTTTACTCAAGGATATGAAATTCTTCTACCACCAGGTCATATAACCGTAACAAAAATTGATATTAAAGATAATATTAAATTAACAACTGTCAAATATAGACAAATATCAAACCTAGAAGACCTTAAACGGGAATATAAAAAACGCATAGACAAGGGATTATTACATATTACAGAAACGGCTATTTCCGATTGTTAATTTCCTGAAATTTTGGTTTGGATATAAGATTCATTATATTCAAATACATATTACGACTGGACTTTTAAAGCAAATTATATATCACATATGTATTAATTACAAATGCTATACATAATAGAATAATGTCATATTTATTTTCAATAAAAACGAGTCTATTCAATAGAAATATATCATATATAAAAAGTATTATAAATAATGCTATGAAAAAATAGAGCATTTCTATAAATTAAAATAAAAAAGAAAAAAAATCATTTTTAAATATGTAGATTATAATAAATGCCAAAATTAAGATCTAGACGTAAGTCTTCAAAGAGAAAGAGTGTAAGGAGAAAATCAAAGTCCAAGAGAAAGAGTGTAAGGAGAAAATCAAAGTCCAAGAGAAAGACTTCAAAGAGAGTATCAAGAAAGAGATTATCAAAGCTAGAATGTT